GGCATTTCCCCCTCCGACATCGCGCACGATAAAAACATAGCCGCGGAGGAGGTGAGGTTGAATGGCGAAACGGGCGACAATCGCCGGAGTAAAAAAGGCGATGACCGCGCTCGGCGTATATAAACCGGAGTTTGACGGCGCGATAGCGCGATACGTTGAGATGCGGAAGGAATACATCGAACTTTACGGGCGTTATACCGACGCCGATTTTCCCTGCGTCGTTGACTCTCCTTCCGGGCCGAAAAAAAATCCGCTCCTCACCTCAATCGAAAATCTCCGGAAGGAGATGGCCGCGCAGGAGATCGCACTGGGGCTCAATCCGGTCGGGCTGATGAAATTGAACCCGGCGGCGTTTGCCGACGAGAAAAAGCCGGACGAGTCATGGATGGACGGCGTTGACGAGTGAGCACATCGGTCCGCGCGGATCGCCGCGACGGCCTGCCTGGAAAAGTAGCGAAGCGCGAAACGGGGCAGGAGGTCAGGGGAGGATCTGAGCGCGGGAAATGGCTCGGCGTCGTCGACGAGTACGCGCGGTCAATCGTGGACGGCCGGAAGGCCGCCTGCGTCGAGACACGTCAGGCGTGTCAGCGGTATCTGGACGACGTCGCGTCCGGACGCTGGGACATCCGATACGACGAGGCCGATTATGTCGTCGACAGGATTCAAACGACATTTGTCCACCGTCAGGGCGAGGATCTGGAGGGGCGGCCGCTTCGCGGAAAGCCGCTGCTGCTGCAGCCGTGGCAGATATTTATAATATATAATCTGCTGATATTTTACCGCCCCGGATCCATCGAGCGGCGGTATCACGAGGCGTTTATATACGTCCCGCGAAAAAACGGCAAGACCATGTTTATCGCGGCGCTTTCCTGGGCGCTGGCTCTGCTGACGGCAAAATCCGGGGCCGTGATCTACATCGCGGCGGCGGCGCTCCGTCAGGCGATGGAGAGTTTTAACGACATCTCCGACAACCTGACGCATCACCTTTACGCCTCGAAGAGCGAGGCGCAGTCGGCGGGATGGCGGATCCTCGATAATAACAATTTCCACTCGATCAGTCACGCCAACGTCCGGGGCGGCTCGGTGCGGATCGAAGCCCTCGCCGCGAATCCGGACAAACAGGACTCCCTCAACTGCAACCTCGCCATCATCGACGAGCTGCACGCGCTTAAATCGGCGAAACAGTACAACATTATCCGCGAGGCAATGAAGGCTTACACAAATAAACTTTGTGTCGGCATCACGACGGCCGGCGACAACATGTCATCGTTCTGTTACCGCCGTCTGCAGGTGTGTCAGCGCTATCTCGCGTCGGACGCCGACGACAGCTACAAGGATCAGCTGTTCATTTTCATAGCCAAGGCCGAGGAGGGGGAGCGGGGCGAGGTCGATTACACGTCGGCGCGTCAGCATGAGATCGCCAACCCGTCATACGGCGTGACGATCCGTCCGGCCGAGATCATGGCGCAGGCGCTCGAAGCTCAGAACGATCCACAGCAGCGGAAAGACTTTCTGGCCAAAAGCCTCAACGTCTACACGTCATCAACAAAGGCGTACTTTGACATTAACGAGTTTAAGGCGTCAGACGGCCATTATGACTGGACGCTCGAACAGCTCGCGCGGCTGCCGGTCAAATGGTACGGCGGCGCCGACCTGTCGAGGATGTACGACCTTACGGCGGCCTGTCTATATGGATCATATAATGACGTCGACATCGTCATCCCGCACTGCTGGTTTCCTGTCACTCAGGCGGCGGCTAAAGCCGACGAGGACAATATCCCGCTGTTCGGGTGGCGTGACGACGGCTGGCTCGACTTGTCGAACGACGCGGTCGTAAATCACGCCGAGGTCGTCAACTGGTTTGTCAAAATGCGTGAGCTGGGATTTAAGATCGATCAGATCGGCCACGACCGTAAATTCTGCGCCGAGTATTATATCGGCATGAAAAAAGCCGGATTTAAAATTGTAGACCAGCCGCAGCTCTATGTTAAGAAATCGCAGGGATTCCGGCACATCGAAAACAAGGCGAAAACCGGGAAACTGTACTATCTCCACGCAGATCCGTATGAATACTGCGTGCAGAATGTCAGGGCCATCGAGAAGACCGACGACATGATCCAGTACGAAAAGGTCAATCCGGAGATGAGGATCGACGTGTTTGACGCGTCGGTTTTTGCCTGCGTCAGGATGCTCGAGCGGCTGGGCCGCTCCGGCGACGCGAATACATTTTTATACGGGCGGCAGCAGGACGGCGGAGATGAGTGACGGATAACGGCTGCAAGTTACCCGCAAGTTACCGGCAAGTTAATATTAGTTAATTATAAAAAACATGAGCAAAACGAAACGCAAACGCGCTCCGGGGGCGAGGGACGCTCCCGCGGCAAAAAGATCAATGCTGATACAGACCGACGCCGGGATCACGACCGTGTCGGAATGGCTCAGGCACACCGGGCGCGGCTACACGCCGCTCGACCGCTGTCCGGAGATCCGGATGTGCGCCCACGCCTACGCCGACATGATATCCGACATGACGGTGCATCTCATGCGGCACACCGACGGCGGCGACATCCGCGTCATTAATGAGCTGTCCCGACGCGTCGACATCGAGCCTCATCCGCATATGCAGCGCAAGCAGCTGATATACTGGATCGTGCATACATTGATGCTCGAGGGCGACGGCAATGCCGTGCTGATCCCGGTCTACGACGGCGAATATCTCGCCGGGCTGTACCCGGTGCCGCCTTCGGCGGTGAGCATCACAGACCGTCCGGAGACCGGCGGATATGTCATCAACATCGGAGGCGAGCCGCACGACCCGGCGGAGCTGATCCACATAGCGATCAATCCCGATCCGGCCCGGCCGTGGCGCGGAACAGGCATGAGGCTGTATCTGCGCGACGCGGTGCAGTGCCTCGCCCGGGCGTCGGCGGTCAAGGGGTCCCTCATGGAGGCGCCGAGCCCGTCGATCATCGTCAAGGTCGACGGTTTGACGGACGAATACGCCGATCCTAAAGGTCAAGACCGGCTGTCGGAGCGCTTCGAGGCGGCGCGTCAGGACGGCAGGCCGTGGTATATCCCGGCTGAGGCTTTCGACGTCGTCCAGGTCAAACCGATGACGATGACCGATCTCGCAATCCGGGACAACGTCGAGCTCGACCGGCGAACCGTCGCCGCGATGTTCGGCGTGCCGGCATTCATGGTCGGCGTCGGCGATTTCAGCCGCGACGCGTACAATAATTTCATCGCGTCCCGTCTTCTGGGCGTGGCGCAGTACATCGAGCAGGCATTGACGCGGAAGCTGCTATACAGCGAGGATTATTATTTTAAATTCAATCCGCGCTCGCTGTACAACTACCAGCTCTCCGAGCTTATCACGGCCGGGTCGGAAATGGTTGACCGTATGGCGATGCGCCGGAACGAGTGGCGCGACTGGGTCGGCCTGCCGCCGGACGAGGATATGACCGAGCTGCTGGCACTTGAGAATTATATTCCGGCTGACCGCCTGGGCGATCAGGCGAAGCTGACGGGAGGGGGTGAGACATAATGCAGACAAGGACATTTCAGACCCGCGTGGAGACGCGGGAGGACGACGGAAAGAAGCGGATATCCGGGTATTTCGCCGTTTTCGACGGCACATATGAGCTGCCGTGGGGCGACTACGAGACCATCGGCCGGCACGCGTTTGACAACACGGTCGGCGGCGACGTCCGGGCACTCATTAATCACAACACCACGCTGGTGATCGGGCGCACCGTCAACGGCACGCTGTCGCTCAGGGTCGACGAGCGCGGCCTATGGGGTGAGATCGAGATAAACGAGGCCGACAGCGATGCCGTCAACCTCTATGAGCGCGTCAGACGCGGCGACGTCTCCGGGTGCAGCTTCGGCTTTGACATCATCAAGGAGAGCTACACAATCGACCCGGACAAGCACTGGCACTGGGTGCTCGAGGAGGTCGAGCTTTACGAGGTCTCGCCCTGCACATTCCCGGCGTACTCCGATACCAGCATATCGGCCGGCGAGAGACAGATGCGAAGCGAGGACGCCGCCGATCTCAAACGCCGAAAATACGCGCACTGGAAACACGACACAGAGGAGAGGATCAAATCATGGCACTGAGAGCGCTTATGCTCGCGAGGAAAATCGCCGAGCTTGAGGGCAGACAGACCGGGATCGAGCAGGAGCGCGCGGCGCTGACCGAGCGCATAGCGGCGCTCGAGACCCGGGAGAGCGAGGCCGAGCGTGCCTTCGCCGAGATAACAACCGAGACGCCGCAGGAGGAGCGCGACGCCTTCGACGCCGAGGCCGCCGAGATCGAACGCGAGCACGGAGAGATCGACGCCGCGCAGACCGATATAGACGCCCGCGCCGCCGAGGTCGAAAGAGATCTCACAGCCGCCAGGACGGAGCTTGACGGCATCAACCAGAGAGCGGCTGAGGCCGCTGCAGCCGCAGGGAGAGCGGCCGAAAACAACCATGCCACGGAGGAGGAGAGAAACACCGTGAACACCGAACACATGAGCAGACGCGAGCGCATCGCGGAGATCTGCACCCGCAGCGAGGTCAGGGACTTCGCCGCCGCCGTCCGCGCCAACCGCGCCGTCGGCAGCCCCGCTCTGGCCATCCCGGACGTAATGCTCGACATCATCGCCGACGAGGTCGCCGAGCAGTCTAAACTGATTCCTTACGTCGACAGCCAGACCGTCAAGGGCAGCGGACGCGCCGTCATTATGGCCGGCGTACCGGAGGCCATCTGGACCGATACATTCGGCGATCTGAAGCCGGTAGATCTCAACCTCTACCGCATGAGCGTGCTCGGCGGCAAGGTCTCCAACTATCTCGCCGTCCCGAATCCGCTCATCCAGGACAATGACGTCAATCTGGTCAACGGCATAATCAGCCGCATCGCCGCAGGACAGGCCCGCGCAATCGACCGCGCGATCCTTTACGGCACCGGCGTCAACATGCCGGTCGGCATCATGACCCGTCTCGCCGCCACCGCCGGCACCGGCGGAGCCGCCCCGGCATGGTGGGACGCCACCGCTCCGGAGTTTACCGACATCCACACTACCAATATCGGCCACGCTTCGTCCGCGTCGCTCACCGGCCTCGAGCTGTTCAAGGCGCTCGCCACCTTCCTCGGCAAGGCGAAGCACACCTATTCCGGCACCGGGCGCAAATTCTGGGCCATGAGCGAGGCGACCGCGCTCAAGCTCAAGATCGCGGCCATGGAGTTCAATTCCGGCGCGGCCATCGTCTCCGGCGTCACCTCGACCCTGCCGGTCATCGGCGGCGATATCGTCGAGCTCGACAGCTCGATCATCCCGGACGATACCATCATCGGCGGCTACGGCGATCAGTATCTGCACGTCGACCGCGCGTCCGTCGAGATCCGCGTCTCCGATCAGGTCAAATTTATCGAGGATCAGACCGTCTACGCCGGCGTCTCCCGCCACGACGGCAAACCGAAGGCGGGCGAGGGCTTTGTGGCGTGGTCTCTGACTACCAGCAACCCGGCCTCGACTACCACATGGCCGACTCCGGCGAGCAACTGACAGACGGGAGGGATTGAGCCGTGAGCGGGATATATGACGCCGTCAGCGACGTGCTGAGGATCTGCAAGCAGCGGCTCAACCGCCTTGACAGCGATACGTCGCCGGACGAGTATCTGACGCAGCGCATCATGGCTGCTGCCGCCGAGCAGGAGCGCATCGGCATACCGCTCGGCAATACGGTCGAGGATAAGATGTATCTTTCTGACATCGTCGTGTGGGAATATCAGAGCCGCGACAAGCCGGGCGGGATGCCCGACTGGCTGAGGCTCAAACGCCGGGAGAGATGGCTCGCGGCGCAGACCGCGGGAGGCGCGCATGATACTTGACACCGGGATCGTCCGCATCTACGCCGAGCCGGACACCGGAGGCGTCGGGCGGCCGGATCACGAGGACCTCGATCTCATCTACGAGAGCTGGTATGGAGATCTGACTATCGGCGTGTCGCGCCATTGGATGGCGCGGCAGGCCGGGTCCGACGTGGCGCGGGAGATCCGCGTCATAGCGCCGGACGATCATGAGCTGATCCGGATGGGCGATATCGCCATCACCGGCGGCCACCGCTACCGAATCGAGCAGGTGCAGTACCGGCGCGACGAGGACGGCGGCTACGACGCCGCCGACATATCGCTGTCGAGGATAGGCGACAAATATGACAGATATCATCATTGACGGCGGTATCCATTCGGTGACCGCCCTCAGGGACGCGCTGACGGCCTTTTCCGCGCGTTTTGACGTCGGGGTATATAATTACAGGGCCCCGCAGCAAAAACGCGAGAAATACGCCGTGTGGGGCGCGAGAGGGGTGTCCGGGCCGTTCTGGGCCGACGACGGCGCGGAGAACATCCGCGCCATCGGCGAGATATGGTATTACAGCATCGACGCCTTTGACACCGTCGTCAACGCGCTGCTGTCGCTGCTCTGGGAAAACGGCGTCGACTGCACTATACGGGATATCGGCTACGACGACGATCTGGCTCAGGTTGTGTGGATATTCGACTGGGGGATCACCGGCGATGGCGAGAGCGGACCTTATTGACAGGGGCGGCTTCGGCGCGACTCTTAAGGTCGCCGCCGAGCGCGCGCCGTTTATCGCCGAGAAGATGCTGCTCGCAGGGGCGGCGATCCTCGCCGACGAGGTGTCGCGGCGTCTGAAAACGATGTTCCCGGACGCGCGATACCGGCTGCCGTCCGCCATGGGCGTGACTCCGGTCGGACACGACAACGCCGGAAACTACAACATCAAAATCGGATTCGGCGGCTATCAGCATGAGGTGACCGACGCAGCGGGCAGGACGCGCCTGATGCGCAAGCCCGCGGCGTACCAGGTCATCGCGCGAGTGGTCGAGAACGGCCGGAAAGGGCCTTTCCGCATCGCCGCCCGGCCTTTTATGTCGCCGGCGGTCCGCGCGACGAAATCGGCGGTAAACGCCGCGATGGAGCGAGCCGCGGAGCAGGCGATTGAGGATATCACAAAAGGAGCTTGAATAAATGGCAAAATTAGGACTGCAGTACCCCGTCTTTGCCCCGCTGACCGAGACCGTCGGCGCCAACGGCGCCGTGAACGTCACCGTCGGCACCGGCTTTGTCATGGGGAAACTGGTGAGCGAGAGCACGGCGCTCAACCTCGCCGAAAGCAATTTCTACGCCGACGACGGTCTCGACGAGAGCGTCCGCGAATTTGTCTCCGGCACGATCACCGAGACGTTTAACGATCTCACCACCGACGCCGAGACCGGGATCACCGGCGCCGCCAAAAAGAGCGGCGAGAGCGTCGACGGCTTTGACAACACCGGCGAGGACACCGCCCCGTGGGGGCGTCACGGCCTGATAGAGGTGCACCTCCGCGGAGGCGCGAGGAAATACAAGGCCAAAATCTACCAGCGCGTCAAATTCTCGCCGCCCGACGACGACAATGCCACCAAGGGCGAGCAGACGACGCTCACCGGCGTGTCGGTCAGCGGCAGTCTGAGCCGCGATCAGTCGTCCGGCAAGTGGCGCGAGGTCCAGTGGTTTGACACGCTCGAGGCGGCGAAGACCTGGATCAACACCGCCTGCAACATCTCGTAATGGCCGAGTACACATCGCGCGCCGGGACGACCTACGTTCTGCGCGCCGATCTCAACGTCCTCGGCTCTCTGCAGGCGAGGTACGGCAGCATGACCGACGCCGTCCGGCAGACGGACAGCGTGGCCGAGCTGCTGAGGATCGCCGCCGAGATGATAAACGAGGACCGTCTCTTTTGCGGGCGGCCTGATCGGATCACCGCGACGCAGCTCGGAGCCGAGCTCACCGGCGCCGATCTCGCCGGGCTGACCGAGGCGGTGTCCGACGCCGTGGCTGAGAGCATGGGCGTCGACATGGTAAAAAAAAAGAGGCCGCCGAGGGCGGGGAAACGCCGTTTTCCCTTCCCGTGGGGCGGCTGAGAAATTTAGCCGTCCGGCTCGGCGGATACGACCGCCGGACGGTCGGCTTTATGCCGCTCTGGGTCTTATATGAGGAGATCACGGACGGCTGCGGAGCGAAAAATGACGATAACGACGAATATGAGGACGTGATCTGATGGCTGACGTAGGATATCGGCTTAAAGTCGAGGGCGAGGCGGAGTTTTCCGCCGCGCTCAAGGAAATCAGCAACAACATCAAGCTCAACAAGGCTGAGATCGCGCTGCTCACCGAAGAATACAACAAAAACGGCGGCGGGATAGACGCGCTCGCGAAAAAATCGCAGGAGCTCGACAAAGCGGTCGAGAATCAGACCGACAAGGTCGAGACGATGCGGAAGATGTACGCCGAGGCCGCCAAAACCATAGACGAGACCGATCCGCGCATGGTAAAGCTCGCCACCGACATAGCCAAGCAGGAGACCGAGCTTGTAAAGCTGACGGCCGCGCAGAAGGACAACGAGGCCGCCATGAAGGCGGCCTCTTCCGGTATAGAGGCCTACGACAGCGCCGTCGAAGATCTCGACCGGATGCTCGCGCAGTCGCAGGCGGAGCTCGCGCGCCTCGATCAGCAGATGCGCGACACGTCTGAGAGCACGTCCGGGGCGGCTGACACGCAGGAGCGGCTGGCCAAGGCCGCCGAGCAGACGGCGCAGAAACAGCAGCTCATGACGCAGGCGGTCGAGGCGCAGAAATCGAAGACCGAAAACCTGCAGAAAGCGCTCGCCGCGGCGGAGAAGACCTACGGCTCGAGCAGCAAAGAGGCGGACAACTACCGCCTCGCCCTGACAAAGGCCGAGACCGAGCTTGACAAAATGGAAAAAGAGCTCGGGGAGGCGTCGGCGGCGGCGCAGAAGGCGAACGAGGCCATGAACGGCATGGGCGACGCCCTGCCGCAGGCGACGTCAAACGCCGAGATATTGGGCGGCGCCTTCGGCGATATCGGCGGCAAGGTCGGCGGCATTCTCGATCAGGTCGGCGTGCAGCTGCCGGAGAGCATCACCGGCGTGATTGGTCAGTTCGGCCTGATGGCCGGGGCGGCGGGAGCCGTCGTCTCGGTCGTCACCGGCATCGTCGAGGAGATGAACAAGGCCCGCGACGAGGCGGCGGCGTATATCGACGATCTGAATACCACGGCGTCAATCGCCGACCTGCCGACCGACGTGATCCAGGAGTGGCAGTATATGTCCGATGCCGTCGACGTCTCGGTAGACACGATCATCGCGTCGCTTCGTAAGCTCAAAGAGAACATGCGCGAAGCCCGCGAGGCCGGGCAGGGATTTCTCACGGTCGGGCAGGAGATCGTGCCAATCTATGACGAGCAGACCGGCGAGCTGCGCGATCTTAACGACGTGTTCCTCGACACCCTCGACGCGCTGAAAAGCACCGACGACTACCTCGAGCGCGACGGTGTCGCGATGGAGCTGTTCGGCAAAAAAGCGAGCGAGCTCAACCCCCTGCTCGATCAGTCTCGGCAGAACATCGAGGCGATGCGTCAGGAGGCGCACGATTTCGGCTACGTCACCGAGGAGGCGGCCAACGACGCGCTGTCGAGATATCAGGCGATACAGGACGGGCTTGGGAAAACGAGAGAGGCATACGAGCGCAACAGCGCGGCGTACCGTCAGATGCAGGCTCACGCCGAGGAGTACAGCGAGGCCGAGCTGGAGGCGGTAAGGGCATCTGTCCGTGAATCGGAAAAGGCATACGCGGCGTATCTGTGGCAGAGCAAAGGCATACTTAATAAAGCCCAAGCGATATGGCACAGCCTCGGTGATCTGGGCAAACAAGGGCTAAAACTGATAGGCGGACAATTTGTTTCGGGGATCGAAACGCTCAAAAAAATCTTCACGGGCGAAGGCTTCGCCTCCGGCACGCCGTCCGCTCCGGTTGGGCTGGCTCTGGTCGGCGAGCGCGGGACGGAGATCGTCCGCTCGGCGCACGCTTCGGCGCGGTCGATGCGCCCGCTCGCGGCGGCCATCGAGAGCGCTACCGGCGGCAGATACACCGCCGTTGGCGAATACGGCCCGGAGATCACATACATGCGGGGAGGCGAGCGCGTCTACCCGCACGGCGTGATCCCGGCGGAGCTGAGGCGGATCGGCATCACGGCGGCGATGCGCGGCTACGCCGAGGGCGTGCTGTCGGCCTCGCAGGGCCCGGCCGTGGTCGGCGAGCGCGGCACCGAGATCGTCGGAACCGGCATGGGACGCGCGGCGGGGACGACGACGAACAATTATTACGACGTCCGGATCGACGCGGATAGGATCAAGGAGCTTGACGACATCGTCCGCGTCGCGCAGTCTGAGAGACGGCTGCGCCGGATGGGATATTCGGCGGGGAGGTGAGATGAGTGGCAGAGACCGAAAGCATTACTATTACGCCGTATACGGTCAAAAGTAAGGGCTATGAGACGATTGCGACAAATACCGGTACGCAGAGCAAGGGGCCGTACTATGGAGATATAGCAATCACCTCGGGACAGCAGGCGCAGTACAGCAGTACCCAAAGCGTGAGGAATCGCTCGGAGCCGACTATCGGATTTGTATGGATCGAATCTACCTACTCGTGGAAGGGGAGCACATTTACAATATCAGCTCCGGCCGGCGCGTATCTCAGCATGACCATCAACATAAGGGCGACCGGAAAGGGGCGGCTGGTAATCCTGCCTAAGGCGGCGAATGAGCTGGGAGTATCATATAACTACGACAATCTCGACGCCGCGGAAACGCTGTACACATTTTCGTCTGGCAATAGTGCCTATGCGACTAACAAATCCGATATAATCGCTAAAGTCTGTCAGTACGGCATCGGCGTCGTGCCCACATATACAGGTGGCGATGACAAAATCACCAGTATTTCCGGTAGTGTGAGATATATTGCTACCGGCATCCCGCCTCAGGTATCAAATGTAGAGCCGATCTCGCAGACTGTACTGGCATCGAGCGATACGGTTTTTAAGTGGTCATACCGGCATGTCACCAACATGCCGCAGGCGTCGTGGGAGCTGCATTTTGTCCGCAACGGCGCCGATACCGTGCTCGCATCCGCGCAGGACAACTCTACCAGCTGCACCATACCCGCCGACACGCTGCCCACCGGCGCCGCGCAGTGGTATGTTGTAGTGACTGCCGTAGAGGAGGACTACACGCTGACGGCGCAGTCGGATCCGTCTTACATAATCGTCCGCACTAACCCGTCAACGTCCGACGTCACTGTCGACAACAATCCGCGGCTGACAGTCGAGTGGATTGCGGCAGATCAGCAGGCCGCGCAGATCCGCGTCGGCGATACCGTATATCCGACGGTGTGGACGGACGAGGGCAGCTATACCATCCCGGAGATCCTGTCCGACGGCGTATATCCGGTGTCCGTCCGCACACAGACGACCGAGGGCGACTGGTCCGGGTGGTCGGAGGAGATCTACGCCGATATCAAAAACGTCCCGCCGACCGGCGCCGAGCCGCCCGAGCTTACATACACCGTCACCGGTACGACGGCGTCGCTTATGTGGACGGCGGTTACGGGCGCCGAGGCATATGTGCTGTACCGGAGCGGTGTGCCGATATACGCCGGGGACGGCACGGCGTTTGTCGACGCCCGGGTGTCCGGCCTCGCCGAGTACAAGGTACGCGCGCTGCTGACCGGCGGCTACATCGAGAGCGCGCCCCAGACGCTGATTATCATCCCCGGAGCCGACACGCTGGTATATTCCGACGGCGGCGTGCCGCGCGAGCTGCCGATCCGGCATCACCCGCAGTACCCGACGCGGCGATGGGACGAGACCGCCGACGTTGAGTTTAACAACTATGCCGGGCGGACGCTCCCGGTCGCCGTATATGACGGCCATGTCAGCCGGGGCCTGACGCTGACGGCGGCGTACCGGTCGCCTCAGGAGGCGGCGTCCCTGCTGTCGCTGCTCGGCAAAACGGTAACATACAAATCCAAAAAAGGCGATGTCTGCCGCGGCGTCATCGTCTCGGCGAGCCGCGACAGCAGCCTGACCGACGCCGTGACCTACCGCATCACCGCCACCGACGACGACGAGAGGGCGTACCTGACATGATCATAAAGGATCGCATCGACTGGTCGAGCCGGTACGAGCTGATGGGCGGCGGCATGGAGCTCGAGCCCCGGGACACGCCGGAGATCGAGTTTGTCGCGTCGAGCGAGGTCAAAATGTCGTTTAAGGGCACGTTTGTCGTGCCGGAGAGCGCCGACCTGCTGACGACGCGGCTGTGCCCCTACATCACGATCAACGGCGTCGAGTACCCCTGCGGTCGGTATATCATAACGTCGGCCGACAGGACGTCAAGGCAGGGCGAGGAGGAAACCGAGCTGACCGGCTACTCGGTGCTCTACCTCGCCAAGCGGACGACGGTCGAGGACCGGCTGCATTTCGCGGCCGGTGACGGGTATCTTGCCACCGTCCGGACGCTGCTGATCGCCTCCGGCATCACGGCCATCATCACCGACGACGAGACAGACGCCGTCTTGCAGACGGCGCGCGAGGACTGGGATCCCGGCACGAGCTACCTCGAGATCATCAACCAGCTGCTCGGCGAGTGCGGCTACGCCGACGCATGGCCGGACATGCAGGGCGCCGTCCATCTGTCGCGCCCGGCCTCCGGCAGCGCGGCTGAGGTGACGCACAAATACGCCGAGGGACAGTACAGCATCATAGCCGACAGCTATAAACGCAGCGACGACCGCTACGGCAAATACAACGTCATCCGGGTCGTCTGCGCCAATCCCGACCTGTCGGCGCCGATGGTCGCGACGGCGGAGCTTACCGATCCGGCGGTGCCGTACAGCATCCCCAACATCGGGCGGGTCGCGCACGTCGAGAGCGTCGACAACATCGCCTCGCAGGCGGAGCTGCAGCGGATGGCGGACGAGCTGATGATGCGGCAGCGTCAGCTGACGCAGACGTGCGAGTTTTACACGGCCTGCGATCCGACGCACGCCTGCCGCGACGTCACGGCGCTGTCGCGCGGCGAGATCACCGGCATATGGCGGGAGACGGGATGGCGGCTGCCTCTGAGCGGAGCATACGATATGACACACACAGGTGAGAGGGTGATATACGCATGACAGATGAGATAATGGACTATCAGGAGACCGTTGAGGAGGAGCGGCTGGAGGACAGCGGCCCGGAGCAGACGTTTGCGACCATCGGCGCGGTATATTCAGACGGCGTCAGCCTGCTTTTTGACGGCGAGGATGAGCCGTCGGCGAAGCATTACAAGGTCAACACATTTTTTAAGTATTCAGCCGGGCAGAGGGTATATATTGCCAAAGACAGCGGCACATACGTCGTGCTCTGCGCCATAGGCAGGCCGACGACATCGATCAGAGCCGACAGCGCCGGCACCGCGTCCGGGGTCGGATCATCGTCGAGCTACGGCGGGACATGCTATGTGCAGCAGCTCATGGTAGGATCACCATCCAGCCATTGGATTATCACTGCCGGCGCGATCTATCACTCAGTCGCTACCGAAAGCAAGAGCGCCGGCCTTATCGGCGGATATGTAAATTACGATGGCGGTAATGTTTACAAGCGCCCGGTCAATTATATCAATGTAAAGGGTACGCTTATACATGACACATAAAAACGAGGAGGACTGATATAATGCCCGAGATCGGGATTACCGTGACCGACCGCATCGCGCGCCCGGACGTCCGGGATGCATGGGCGGTATGCGGGAACAGCGACTACACCATCACGTGGACGCTGGACGACGAGTGGAGCGCGGCGCATATCCGCACCGCCGTCTTCGCCTGGCGGGACCGGCACACCAATCACAGCGTGCCGGTGATATTTGAGGGGAACTCATGCCCGATGCCGGCGATCCCGGACGCGCTCGTCTGCGCCGTCGGCCTGTGGGCGTCGGTCGACAGCGGCGAGGATCATATCCTCCGCACCACCTCTCCGGCGATGATCACGATGCGCCGGAGCAGCACCGCCGACACCGACAGGCCTATAATCACGCAGGACGTCTATGACGAGCTCATCGCCGCCGTAAACGCCGCGCTCGACGCGCCGGTGCAGGCCGCGACCGCGCAGGCGCAGATCGCCGCCGGCTGGGCCGATACGGCGAGGGAGCACGCCGATGACGCCGCCGCGTCCGCCGAGACGTCGGAGCATTACTATGAGCTGGCCGAGCAGGTCGCCGTCGGCAAGGGGTTTGTGTGGTTCGACATCGGCGACGACGGCCATCTGTATATGTGGCGGACCGAAAACCTGCAGGACGGCGTGAGCGCCGAGATCACCGAGGATGGTAGATTGGAGATTATACTGTCATGAGCGAAGAAGTAAAACGCATTGATGTCGGCGTGGTGACGGCCTTCGCCGAGGCGAAACGCGCCGCGACGCCGTATCCGTATGACCGGGAAAGATTCCGTCAGGATTTGGCCAACCTCGGCACAACGGCGGCGGAGGTCGAAGCAAACCGTCAGGCTGTCGCCGAGGACAAGGCGGCAGCCGAGGGAGATGTCACGACCGTCGGAGAGTACAAGGACGCCGCCGCACAGTCAGCGTCAGAGGCGGCGCAGTCTGCCGCGAATGCACATACCGACGCTTTAGCGGCGACGGCAGCGAAAGAGGCGGCTCAGACTGCGCAGGGAATCGCTGTGGAGGCAAAGGAAGCCGCCGCCGCGTCGAGAACAGCGGCGGAGAACGCCCAGACTGAGGCTGACACGAGCGCGGAAGCGGCGGCAGGATCGGCTCTTGCGGCACAGAATGCGGCTGAAACGGCGACGGCTAATGCGGGAGCGGCGTCCGATTCGGCGACAGCGGCGGCACAGAGTGCGGCGTCGGTATCGGGAGTAGTTAACGAGGTCAATGCGGCGAAAACCGAGGCGCTGGCGGCCATCCAGACCAAGGGCGCGGAGACGCTGGACAGTATCCCGGACGATTACACCGAGCTGTCGGGAAACGTGGATGATTTAAAGAGCGCTGTAAATCTCAACAAAATAGAATTTATCGAGGGCTATTATCTCCCCTGCAACACATCCCCGGTCGATGTCACGGCTGCCGCTGACGACGCGTCGTGGAAATACTCAGTTTTATCCGTCGCTCCGGGAGATAGATTTACCGTAAATCTGTCAGGCGGGGTACGTCCTCTCGC